TACATTATTATTTATTCGCCATGTGCTGATGGATCTACATCAGTTCCATAAGAATCTCTGAATAATCTTAGCGTAGAATATCCATTTCCGCTAGTACCTCCGTTAACAAAGTTAAATGTATGTGTGACTTCCTTAACAAGATAAACTCCACTAGACTCTTTATCGTATGGTGTCTCCTCCTTCAGTGCATCTGGTAACTTACTGTTTAAACGTAATGTAATTTTATCTCCTGAGCAAATAAGAGGATTAGGAGGAATTTTTAATGTTCCCTCTTGATTCTTAAGTAAATCATATCTAGCAACTGACTGTGCAGCATAATATTTTACCCAATCAGCATATTCTGTGGGATTTTCTACCTTTGGATCTTCTGGATCTTTTACCTCTGGATCATCATACCATGTCTCACTATCCAATACAGCAGACATAACTCTAGTTGGTTTTCCAGATAATTCATCAGTATTTCCTGGCACTAGAGATACTGTAGATTGTCCTCCTAGATGTGCCATGTTACTATAACTATCTTTAATTTTATAAACATACTCATCATATTGACCAGTACTGTGATTAAAAAATACCATTTTTGTAGAATATTTACCGAGTCTTAATGATGACATAAGATCAACTTCAGCATTAAGAGTAAATGCTGTTATATTAAACCTAGCATCTCCTGATGCATCTGTATTTGCTATAACCTCAACATAAGGACCCCACGATTGTGATTTTAAACTTGGTACGTTATCTTTTTTAACTATAAAGAGTTCTTCTTCAGATGTATCACATAAAGCATCTATTGAAAAAAGATTATATCCTCTATTATTTTCCCAAAAGAAAAAACCAGCACTTCCTCTTATCTGTTGTTCCGATCCCGTTGTATTTTCTGTTTGATCTTGTCCATATGTTGTTTTACTAGATACTGATCTTTTTATAAGTTGTGCAACTATATCAAATGGTCTTTTATTATTAGGAATCATTCTTACTTTAAATCTTGATGGTTCAGAAAATACTTCTTTACTTGATTTTAATTCCTCTCTAATCATTTTAATAATTATTGATGATGGTTCTCCATCTTGCTGTGTCTGAATTCTAACGCTTTCATTTACTAAAGCTTCTTCAGAAACTAACAGTAAATTATAAACTTGTTTCTTACCATCTATAATTCTACTAGCAATTTTATAAATTCTAAAACTATATTTTTGTGCATCTTTATTAAATGAGTGTTTTATTGCCAATTCAACTTCTTCACCACCTTCTATTGGAAAAGTGTTAATAAAATCTTTTGAGTCACTAAGAACTAAAGCTCCTGATACAAATGGAGACAATATACTCTCCATGTAATCAAAACTAATTATCATATCAGTTCCAATAGTTCTTTCTTTGCAAACTTTTGCTTTATTATCAATTTTTCTGAAAACACAACCCTCAAGTGATATTTGAGTTGGGTGTTGTTCTTTCTTATCTTCTGCCATTACTTACTCATGATAGAAAAACCTGTTATAAACTTAGTTAGGTCATCGTTGAAACCTTGTCCTAAATTTTCATTACCACTTTCCTGTCCTCCACCTTGTCCACCACCATTGTAGTAATTGTTATTAATTACAGTAGTTGCTATTGGATTTACATTTTCATTCTGTAATTTCATTGAGTTATTTTGTCCAACACTCTTCATATATCCGTCCATTGTTCCGTCAGCAAGTGGTTGTGGATTTAAAAACTCATTTGCAACTAAACTTGCTAATGTTGCTAATCCTCCACCTCTAAAGGATGATAAAAATCCAAATCCTCTCTTCACTGCTTGTCTTCCTGCTGGTGTAGGACCTGATCCAAAACCACCTTCATTAGCAGCAACACCTGGTCTAAATCCACGAGTCAAATCCCATCCTCCCATTTTTCCACCTTTGCCAAATTTTCCACGTTGTTTCCAATCATCTGCCATTAGATCTTTCCACTTCATCGTATCTTCTTTTGGAGTATAACCCTTGTTAAACCAATTAGTTATTCCACTAAGTGGATTACTTTTTGGTAATAGTTTTAAAGGGTTTAGATTATTAAGAAGATTTCCAGCATTGTTTACTGTGTCTTTTACACCATCAAACATACTACCAAAAAATCCACTACCTTTTAAACCACTAAGAGCACTTTCAACACCAGATGCTTGGAGAGATATGTATTCACTCTTTTTCTTCTTCATACCTTCAACAAATCCAATACCCATATCAATGTGTCTACTATCCTTATCTTTCTCAACTCTTACTACTTCTTTATTACCTGGTTCATTGAAGTTAAACATTCTTCCACCAACCATAAGTGGAGAATTAGATTTACCAGGAAATATTGTACCACCAGTTCTCATGGGGGTCATTCCCAAATCTCTTGCTAGTAGATATGAGTCAAGAGCAAAACTTAATGGAGCACCTTTACCAGTAGCACCTAAAAGACCAGAAGTAATCTCCATACCAGCACCAAGAAGATCTCCTTCCAATGCACGTTGAATACCAAAAACAATACCAGCAATACCAGCAATAACGGGAATTTTTTTCCAAATTGATTTTGCACCAGCTTTTGCTGCTGTTTTTCCTGCTGTTTTTGTACCAGTAGTAGCAAGAGATTTTGGAATACCAGGTGCTCTTAGCATCTTATGAGTAAAAGTTTTCTTTAATCCTTTCTTATATGGTGCATGCCATTTCTTTTTGATCATTCTAAAATTATCAGGACCTATAGATTTTTTAACAAGATCATCTGTTTGTTTTTTAGTTAATTTTCCAAGTCCTTTAACTTTACCTTCTGTGACATCACCATAAAATTTTGCCATGGAACTAGCATCATTTGGATCATATCCATATGCTCTAATATTAATCGCACTTTCTACTCCCTGTCCAGATGTAAATGCCCTATATGAAGCCATATCTGCAGTTCCTTCCAATTGTTCCAATGACATGTTGGCATATTTCAAATCCTCTGGACTTAAAAGACCCACGCCAGGTGTGCCCATAGTGCCTAGCATTCTCTTTGCACCTTGCATGGAACCTGTCAGATCTTTCATTCCTTTAAGATTTCTTGCTCCTGCAGCAAGTTTTTTACTCTGAGAAATAAGTTTTGGAGTTGCTTTCTCTCCTACTTCCTTAATACCTTTTGCAATAGCTTGATTAGCAAATAACTTTGTTATTTTTCTTCCAGCACCTGATGTTGCAATAGCAGTGACTCCAGTAGTAATCGCTTTTGCTGCTTTAGGTGCAAGTTTTGCTGCTTTAGGTGCATACTCTGCAGCAGTTAAAGCACCACTTCTACCTAATCTTGTAGCATCTGCAGCAGTGTCTAATATATCAAAACCTCCTCCTAAACCACCACCTTTTGGTGTGACATTTTGCATTCCACGATTACCACCAGCACCACCAAAACTTTGTCCACCCACGGAAGATTGGTTTCTACGGAAACCACGTTCCATATTTCTCTCTTCACGTCTAGCAGACCTTCTTCCTTCCTCTTGTCTTGACTTACTCATGAACATTTGGAAAAGGTAACCATTAAACATGATTGCCTTTGCCATATCAGCTTGCGTATTCGCAAGTTTACCTAAAGTAGAATCTTGTTTTGCTAATACTTGTGATATATCAGATAATCCTAATTGTACACCACGAAGTCCAGTAGCAAGTGCACCAGATAGTGGTGCAGTATCTGTTAAATTAGTGAGTTCATTAGTTACCTTATAATCAAATCCACCACGAAATCTTTGTTTATAATTAGCAGCAGGATTATTGGCAGCACCACCCATACCCATTCTGCCTTTAGTTCTGGCAATTCTATCTCCACCAAATCTATTACCTAATGCTCTTTTGAAAAAATATCCTTTACCTATTCCTGCCTCTTCTAGAGACGTTCCACCCGCTTCTGCTTGTTTTGATGCAAAGGCACGTTCGTCCGATGCCATATTGGAAGCTTCTTTTAAACGTTTTCCAATTTGGGATGCTATTACACTTGAGAAATCTTTATTACCTCTAGTGTCTGTGTAACCGACAGTTCCACTTGCCATTATTGTTTTTGTTCCTGTTTAAGTTGTTCTAGGTATTGCATTAAGAGAGCAATATAAACTTGTCTCTCAAATGGCATCATATTTTCAATTTCACTCAAACTATATTTATGATGATGCATCAAAGCAAAATTAGTCTTGTAATACCCCTCTAGCGTATTATGAAAGAGGGCTATCCGAAAAAAGATGCCAATCCGTTTAATGTGTAGTCAGATTCAACTCCTGTATTTGGGTTTGTAACCTTAAATGCATGTTCAAGTCTTGGTGACGTTTCAAAAAACTCCTGTACTTTTTCTAATTGTTGATTTGTCAAACTATCTACAAATTCTTTAAATTCTTTCTTAGTAGTGGTAGATTCATCATATACCTCTTCTCCTTGAAAAATTTGATCAATACTTTCTGCAATAATGTCTAAGACAGTATCTTCAGTGACTTCTTTCATTGCAAACTGTGAATCTACAAATCTATCGAATGATGGATACCTCATCATAACACCAGTAGTGTCAGTTAACATAATTTTATTACTATGTCCTTTTGGAAAGGTAACATCTACATCAGTAAGGTTCAAATTGTATCTAACTTGTGTTTTCTCATCATCTTGACAAGTAACATTAATCTCAACAATTTCTCCAACTGATACAGCACGAATATTCAAGAAAATATACTCTAAGTCAAAATTTGCTAAATTTTCAACTTTTATTCTTGATGTTATACAAGATTTCAATAACTGTAGTACAGCGTTTCTTATATTAACATCATTTTCACTTTCTAGTGCCATTAATAGTACTTTTTCTTCTTTTACTAGAAATGGACGAAATTTTATCTTTTTCTTTGTTGATGGAACTTCCAACTCATAAGTTGGTAAATCCATGGTTGGCAATGCCATAATATCTACTCCAAGGTCATATTTATATTTAGCGACTTTTTCAGACAAAAAAATGCGGGAATTTTTTTCCCGCTTTTATGGAATTGAAAAATCAATTTTTACTTTACCTCATAGCACCAAACTCTTGACCTGGTGGTGCTGTGTTTACATATGCTTTTTTAGTAGGATCATTATAAACAATACGATGCTTGCTGTAGTAAAACTGTGCTGTAACTTTTGTTATCGCTGCAGATCCAAATTGTAGAGGAACTGCATCAATAGCAAAAGGCCATGCTCTTTCCATTACATATGTTATTGATGATCTCAATCCATCTTGTGCAGTAACTGCAGAGTAATCACTCCCTTTAGAAGGACCTAATTCTGTTTTAGTTACATAAATGTTTGCACAATAACGATCTGGATAATTTAACTGAACAGTTCTATTGTCTGCTCTCTGTACTGTTCTTGCATCATAAGGCGTAGAAGCACCTGTAGCTGTTGGAGCTTTATCCATCGCACCTAATGGTGAGTCTTTGGCATCATCATATTCACCAAATATTGAAGCATACCATTGTTGTAAAAATATTAAAGGCGTCATAGAAGCATCACATTGGAATCCTAACTGCATTTTTGTGAATATTCTTGTATGTGGGTAATTTACCTGACCCTCACCCATATATCTACCCTTTATTGTTCCAGTTGCTGTGTTGACATTGGGTAACTGTGCTTCATCACATAAAAATTCAAATAAGTTACCAGTTCCATCTATATCAAACTTGACCACAAAGTTATTGCTCAACGACATTCCGCCGTTGGCATTCATTGTTCCTAAAAATTTATCTATTGACACGCTAAATACCTATGTTGGTACATTTATATTTATGGCGTATTCTGGGATTTATAAACCTATCAATCCCAAAAAGTATCGTGGCAACCCAACTAGAGTAATATACAGGTCACTTTGGGAACGAAAGTTCATGGTGTTCTGTGATAATAATCCCTCAATTTTAGAGTGGGGATCAGAAGAGGTTATAATACCATACAGGGCACCTGATGGTAAGGTGAGACGTTATTTTCCTGATTTCTATATAAAAGTCCGTGAGAAGACTGGAAAAATAACTAAGTATATAATAGAGGTTAAACCTAAAAAACAAACCCAACCACCGAATGAGAAAAATAAAAAAACTGCTGCCTATCGTAATGCTGCATTAACATACGCAAAAAACCAAACTAAATGGTCTGCTGCTCGTGATTATTGTGAAGACAGGCAGATGAACTTCTTAATACTAACCGAGGATCATTTAGGAGTATGAACAAATGGCAACAGGATTCGCTGCTATCCAGCGTAACACAATTACCTCCACGTCTGGATATAAAACACTGTTTGAAAAAATAACAGAAAAAACAAAGGGGGAGAGAAAAACATTTTCATGGTATCGCTCTGCTGTAAAGTCAGAAGCAAGTAGTTACAACAAAAATTTTAGTAAGTATATATTGAATGAAAAGAGTGATGATGTAGGTGCTGTACAAGATCAAGACGAGAATGAACTTCGTAGATACCCTGTACAGGGGCACTTGTACATGTTTGAGTACAAAGCAAAGATGAAGAACTTGAAATATTATGATAGATTTCCATTAGTATATGTTTTAAAAGCAACTGGTAGAAGTGAATTTTGGGGATGCAACTTACATTATATGACACCAAAGAAAAGAATATTAGCAACTAGAAAGTTAATGGAAGGAAGAATTGACATACCTAAGGCTTGCCTTCATAAATACCTTCAGTCTAATGTTGAAGGTTTAATGATTGATCTTGCTTCTACTGAATGGGATACTGCTGTTCTTCTTCCTACAGAAGACTTCGTTAAACCTGTTGGCACTTCATCATTTCCTATTCCAAAGGAAGATGTTTGGCAAGATACCAAAGACACTTTCTATGACAAAATTAGAGGACAAAGGTCAGTAAAAGGTTACGGAACAAAACAATCTAGGGAGATGGCGATCTAATGGGAATGTTCGATAAAAATAATGCTTTAGGCACAATAGATGGTGATGCAGTACCTAGACTACATAGAAAAAATTTCTTTGGTGACTTCACTGGTATAGATGTTGATAATTTTAACTGGGGATTTGGTGGAGGTGACATTGAATTCACAGA